TTTGAATTCAAGTCAAAATCACTGAGGCGCATGTTCTCAGAGATAACGAGGCTGAAAGCACTCGTGGAATCCAAGACCCAACAAGGGATGGATTATACGGAAAGTCCAGCATGGTACTTCCGTTGCACTACACTCTGTCAAACTCGAGTGTTAGGTTACCTACCGAATTGTATTGCGGAGGTAAAGAGGCGGTATTTTAGAAATACCGTCTCCCGTCCAGTGGAAAAGCCTCCAGTGGAAAACCTCAGACTGATTAAAGCTGCAGTCAAGGATGAACTCTCGCGGGCAAAGATACCGCGAGATTTTATGACCAACTCCGTACAACGGAGTGATCATTCACGCACGCGCTTTGAAGAAGCGATGGGTGCGATTGAGCTCCCTTTGAAGGGGGCTGCGTCGGTCGATCATTTCGTCCGACAAGGTGGGAAAATCGAAGATGCCCGCCAGCTTATCAATATGGCTATTGATAACGCATGGAAGATCCCTGTAAGGGACCTCCACGACCATGAAGTAATTGACACGTTCATGGTTACTCCGATGGACGGTACTACCGCCTCGGATTATGTACGGCCACTGTTTTGGTTGTCGTACACTATCCTTCTCAACCATTTTGTTGGGAAGGGTTATTATAAGCGGGAGCTTTATTATCCGCTTATGAATGGGACCAGGCTATTTGAGCCCGATCCTATGCGCGCTAGTATTGTGCATATTAGCGAGCCCGGTAAGGAAAGGAATTTAACCAAATCCACCGGTTATTTGGCGTGGTTCTTAACACCAGCGTCAAAGATCACACAGGATACACTATCCTGTATGAAAGAACACGAGGCGGGACTCACCGCCTCGGGTCATGAATGGAGACACCAAAAACGGATCTCCTCAATGTCTGATGAATCATCTTTCATCTACGACATACGCTCGGGTTTTACACACGAGCGTGTAATCCAGTCTTTCAAAGATTGGACAGAGTCTACCGATTTTATCGGTAAACTTGTCGGATGGGCCCATCTCAGTACCCTATTCGAATACATATCCTTCCCAGAAGGGTATGCGCGATTGATCGCACATGCGATCCTCGAACCACAACCCGTTACTGAGGTTGTGTCTCTCAAGAACCTCGATGAAGGTCTTGAATATGAGCCCGTCCACTGGGAGGGCTCAATTAATGAGGGTTTCATGATGGGAAACCCCATGACTAAGACGATTCTTCATCTTATTCACGTGTCAGAGCGTAATGTGACACGCGCAATTCTTGAAAAGCATGGCT